ACCTCCTTATAATTTAAGCTCCGATTTTCTGAGCGTCCCACCACGCTTTACCACCTCCGGCAATGCCGACCAACTGTAAAAAGCTGTTTATATGTCTCATAGTGGTTACACTGTAGCCGCTCCACAGGCGGACAAATTCGCCGCCGCTGGTGATTTTGCAAACCTCGGTATCATAGGACTGTAAAACCGTTTCGCCGTTGTCCTTTTCAATAACCTTTGCTTTACCGTAAAAACTCTTTGCTCTTTCGTAGCCCATCGGGGACAATTCGTAAATTTTCATTGTGTTTACCTCCTATTTATATTCGCTCAAATGTGTTTCGTTTTATTATGGTTTCATTATACACTATAATGCAACAGATGTCAATACTATAATGCAATTTTTTATTCGCTATAGTGTAGAATGAAATTATATTAAATAGGAGGGAACACAACCAGCCGGAGCGGAAAATCGCCAAAAATCCGGCAAAAATCCACACAAAAAGACCGCCCATCACACCGCCGGGAAGACCCGGAGCGTGAGGGCGGTTTTCGGTTTCATAGTCGATAGTCGTTAGTCGCTATCAGAGTCGGTAGAGTCTTTAGATAGTCGTTTGTTGCTGGTATAGTCGAAGACCGTACAACCCATTCTTTCATGCGTTAAGCTTGTTTGTATAGTGCTTCGGCAAAAATCTCAGTAGCCTTGCGCTGTGCGTCCTCGTTTGCGTGGCTGTATATGTTCAGCGTAACAGAGGGGTTACAATGCCCCAGCTTCTTAGAAACTGTTACAACGTCAATACCCAGCGCAATGCTATTCGTTGCCATCGTATGGCGGAACGTGTGTGGGTGAAGACCGGGTATATTGTAGCGTTTACCAAAGTCTCGTACATACCCTGTTATTGTGTTTGGATTCATGATTTCGCCCTCATTCTGAGTAAAACAATAGCCGTTTGTTGCTTTGCCTTGACCAAAATATAAAAGGGTCTGCTGTTTCTTCCACTCCTTGAGGATTTGTAAAACAGGAGAGCTTATGATTATATCTCTGCTCTCATGGCTTTTAGGAGTAGTAATATATACCCCTTTTTCTTTGGTGTACTGAGCATTTTGACAAATAATGGTTTTTCCTGTCTTCAAGTCTATATGCTCCCATTTTAGCCCAGCAACCTCACCACGGCGGCAACCGCTGTCAATCATAAACCGAATCATTGCTCGCCACTTCAACGGCTCTTTGTCAGCGCATTCTATGATATAGTTTACTTCGCTTATCGACAGAGCTTTTTGTTCCTTTGTTTTATCGTCCTTCCGTGGTTTCGGCTTTTTCATTCTCTGCATAGGGTTAATTGGTATTACGTCATTTTCGACAGCACTTTGAAAAAGCGTGTGCAATACAGTGTAGTAGCTTACAACAGTTCCATGTGCAAGGGGTTTTTTACTCTTACCTTTTCGCTTGCCTGTTTGCATATCGGTTATATACTTCTTAACCATCAGATAATCAATATCTTCGAGCTTCATTTCCCCAAACACCTCCGCCGGACGTTTCAAGGACTGTTTATAGCCTTGTACGGTCATAGCAGAAAGAGTGGCAGATTTCTCTTGTAAGAAAATTTCTACATATTTGTTAAAAGTCGGCTTGCGTTCTTCCTCCGCCTGTTGACGTTTGATTTGTTCGGCTTTTTCCGTTGCCTGTGCTTTCTGTTCCTCTTTGGTTAAAACCTCTCCACGATTACAGGCGGCTTCAAATTCGCCCATTGTCTTTTGTAAGTCTCTCTCAATGGCTTTTTTACTCCACCCCTCCGGGGGAGTGTACGTCATTGTGTAGGGAGTTAGCTGTTTACCTGTCAGTTTATCACGTCCACGAGTGACTTTTATCTGATAACTGATTATCTCCCCAGCTTTATTTTTCCTTGCTGTAACAGAAGCCATAAGAATACCTCCTTTTTAATGTATATTCGTTGCGAGAAAGTGTTGTTTGTTTCTCTATAGTGTTATTCTACACTATAACGAGATTGTTGTCAACACTGTTACGAAAAATTTTATTTATTATAGTGTAAGGTGTTGCGTTTCGGTGTAGATAGTGCTATAATAAAGAAAATCACAAATTGGAGGTGATACACTATGGACAACATTCGCAACGAAATTAAATCTTATATTGCCGCTTCCGGCTGGTCGCTGGTTGATATAGTCGCAAAGATGAACGAAAAGCGTTCAGAAAACGAGCAGACTACTCCTCAGAACATTTCCAATAAGCTCACGAGGGGTACAATTAAGTACAGCGAAGTTAAGGAAATCGCAGAAATAATCGGTTTCAAGGTTGTTTGGGTGAAAGAGTGATAGTCTCTTATGAACCCATGAGGAAGGAGCTACCATGTCTATTTCAACCAAAATCAAAACTCTATTGGTATTAAGTGGCAAGGAATATGCTGGACTTGCCGCTCGTTTGGGAATTAGTAGGCAAGCTCTGAGTAACAAATTCATAGAGATAGTTTTTCAGCGGCTGACCTCGTGAAAGTTGCAGACTACACGGAAAGTCGATTATCCTTCGTTCTCCCGGACGGAAACCACATCAGCATAGAATCCTTAGACTTGAAGACGAATGTTCGAGAGCCGGGTCATAGCGATTGTGAATCACTTCAATGACAGATAAACGCCCTCCGCCCTATAATTGGGTAGAGGGCGTTTTCTTATTTCCGTGCGCTAACAAGCGATTTTCAAGTTGCGTTCCGAGAATACATACCCTTTGCGGTTGTCTAAGAGGGAGCATTTTTTACTCTTAGACAGTTGCAAATCGGTAGCCATTTGCTCTTTGCTGAGTAGTCACAGCGTCACTGATTACACGATTGCCGACTTGTACAAAGGTCTGTTCCTTCTTATCAGCCTGTCGGCGCATATCCTCGGCAAGTCTCGACTCGTTGAGTGCTTCCAGCACAGCTTCTCGCAATTCCTCACGAATATGATAGGTATCAACAGAGAAATTACTACTTGCAGTCACGTTTGCGGAAACGGACTTCGCAAAGTTATCACTGCTGTAGTATCTCAGAGCCGAAGTATCAACTGCAAAGCTCATAACAGGGCTTACGCTGGTGAAGGAATCAGCCCACTTGTTGACTACACCCTTTGTGGTATTACCAAGAGCGGAAATACCGAGGTTGTAACCGAGAATGGTGTCTTCACCGATACGCATGAACACCTTGGAAGGAGAGTTCGAGTCGAGCTTGTCTTTGAACCAAGCGATAATCGAAGAACCCCAACTGCTGATAGTGTTCTTACAGGTCTGATACAAAGCACCGATACCATTCTTGAAGCCCTCGACAACATCAGAAGCAATGCTATAGAACTTGCTGTAGGACACATAGTCTGTGAACCAGCTCTTGACCTTAGAACCGAAGGTGTTCATTGCACTCTGAGCGGCAGTGTAGTAGTTACTGATTCTGTTCTTGAAGCCATCAACGATGTTGGTAGCATAAGACAGGAACGTGCTACTATTGACCCCACCGAAAGAGGAGCTTGTGAACCAGTTCTTCACATTAGAAGCCCAAGTCGTGATACTACTCTTGACATTGGTGTACGCTGTGTTGACCTTGGTTCTGAAACCTTCAATGATGTTGTTCGCAAAGGTGGAGAAATTCTCCCGGTTCACACCGCCGAAAGAGCTATTGGTGAACCATTCCTTTACGTTGTAAGCCCAAGTCGTGACGTTGGTCTTCACGGTGTTGTAGGTACTGCCGATTTTATCCTTGAAGCCAGTGATAATATCGCCGCCCATCTGCTTGAAATGTTCAACGATACCCATACCGTCTTCACCACGTCTGAACCATTCAACAACGCTACCAGCCCACTCGGAAACCGTACTGAGCATATTGGTGAACCCTTCGATACCCTGTAGCAGACCAGCCACAATGTCGTTGCCGATTGCGGCGAACACGGTGGAAGGACTGTGAATACCGAGAGCGTCCTTGAAGCCCTGTACGAAACCGTTGACGAAATCCTTCACTGCCTGTATAGCAGTGTTCCAACCCTCGCAGATACCGTCCCAAATCGCCTGTCCCACATCAACGAACCACTCACCGATATTGCTCAGAGCGTTCGGGAGAGTGACCGTGAAGAAGGTAACAAAGCTCTTTTTGATGGTTTCCCACAGTTTAGGAATCGTCTGTGTGAAGAAAGTAGGAAGGGTCTGAGTAAAGAACTTGGAGAAAGCGTTCTTAACGCTGTTCCACATATCCGTGAACCATGTCGGAATTGTCACAGTCACGAACTCAACTGCGGTTTTCCAAGCATTACCGAACCACTGTCCAATGTTGTAACCGAGTCCGCTCCAATCATACTCTTGGATAGGTCTCCACAGTTCATCGAACCAAGCAGAGATTTTACCCGGCAGAGAATTGAAGAATTTTCCAAGACCCTTCGGGATATTACTCAGCCAAGAGGTGAAACTGCTCCACAGACCCGGAACTGTTACGGTGAAGAAATTGCTCAAGAACTCGGTAATAACGTCCCATTTCTGAACAATCAGAATGATACCGTCAGTCACCAAGCCCACTGCGAGACCAATCAGCGCACCGATACCAGCACCAATCGGACCGCCACAAGCACCGATGATTGCACCGATACCAGCACCAGCCGCCGTAGCACCAGCACCAATCAGCGCACCGTTGAGCCAGTCAAGACCCTTGGTGATTGCGTCATAGATACCGACACCGAAAGCCGGGAGACCAGCCACGATACCAGCGATACCGCCGCCCAAGATTGCACTACCTAATGCCTTACCGATAAGCGCACCGCCAGCGACAGTCAGACCGCCACCGCCGATAATCTGAGCGAAGTTCATTCCGTTCAGCTCATTTTGGATAGCGTCAATGATACCGCTCCACTCAAGAGCAATACCTGTGACCGCAAGGGTAACACCCATCGAAATCATCAGAGGTTTATCCAGTCCCAATTTGCTGAGACCCTTGATATAGCTGATACCGTCCAGCACCTTCTTAGAAATCTTCCAAGCGGCGAGACCGAGAGCGATTGCACCGATGGTAGTAAGGATTCTACCGAGTCTCGTATGGAAGAACTCGCTCCAAGTGTCAATGTCTTCGGTCAGACCGAGCCATTCCTTCATCTTCTGAACGATTTCATCAACCTTGGTAGTTACTGCGTCACCGATGAAGTCATAGGTAGGAAGCTCGAAACCGAGACCGCCACCTCCACCGATACCAGCACCAGCACCGCCGCCCGAATCTTCGGGAGGAGAAATGATGTTCAGTTCATCAATGCCAAGCAGAGCGTTTTTAACTTCCTTCGCCTTTTCGCCAGCTTCACCGAGATTGTCAGCCAGTTCACCAGCTCCGCCAGCGGCAGAGCCGAGACTGCTATAATCAATCTGCGGCAATGCAAAGCCGAAAAGTTTTGCGATAGATTCGGCTATCAAACGAATGACCTTGGCAACTGCGATAGCATAAGGCAGAACAGTTTTCAAAACAGGGATAAAGATGTTACCCAAAGCACGAGCCGCCTGTTCAACTTGGGCTTTCAAGATACGGAGCTGGTTTGCCGGAGCTTCCAGTGTACGAGCCATATCGCCCTGTGCAGAAGTTACCTGTGTCATGATTGCATAGTATCGAAGTTCAGCCTTTTCAGCCTGTGTCATAGCTGTGACTTTCTTCTCGATACCGAGTGTATATGCTTCCTGTTGCAGTCTCGCCACAGACAGGTCGAAACCAAGCCTACGGAGAGGTTCAAGCTCGCCGGAGATACCCGACTGTAGCTTTTGGAAAGCGTCTGCGTAACTGATATTGAAGAAGGAGGAGAGGTCGTAACCAAGCTGAGTCAAGTTCTGACTCATAGTGTACGCTCTGTCACTCACAACACCAAAACCAGTAGCGAGGGTCATGAAAATACCTTGGTTACGCATCCACTCGCCGGGGTCAATACCCATGACCTCACCGACTCTTTCAGCGTACTCTCGTGCCTTGTCCGCATACTCGCCCATAGACACCGTGAACAAGTTCAAGTTCTCGATATACTCATTGGATTTCGTAATCCAGCTTGCAATAACAGTAGCAACTCTTTTGATTGCCACTACAGCAATTCCGACCTTCGCCGCAAGATTTACATAGCTGAGACTTGCTTTGTTGTTGGCATAGGAAAGGCTGTTTGTGCTTGCAATCAAACGCTGAATCCTCGCCGGGAAAGCCGCAAAGCCATTGGCGATAGACTGCATTTGAGTTGCGAGAGGGGCAAGGGCATTCGCTAACTGCTGAATCTGAGAAGCAAGAGTAGTCATGTTCACCGACTGTAGGGCAGACATGACTTGTGGTAGCTTTTGAAGTTGGGTCACGAAGGACGTAAGGTTGTTTTTCCCCATCTGCGTGAGCGGTGTCAGTGCCGACACGAGCTGAGAAATTTTACTGCTCATTCCTCCAACATCTACAGAGTTTAGGGCTTGAACCGCCTGTGGTAGCCTTGTGAACTGAGAAATAAAGCTGTTCAAATTAGCCTTTCCGATGTTCGCCAGCGGCGTGAGTGCGCTTGAGAGAGCATTGAGCGCACTGAAATCGGTGCTGTTAAGGGTCTGAGCCGCATTGCCAATACTCACAATCTGTGTCGCTACAGCCGGAGAGAGCTTGAGTTTTCCGCATTGGGATAGCGTCTGTAAGCTCTGAGCGAGCTTATTCAGCTTATCCGCATTGTCGGAACTCACACCGTTCAGAGCAGTATTCAGCGTAGATACCTGTTTTGCTACTCCGTTCAGCCCTAAGTTCTTAGTGGCATTTTTTAGCTTTCCTAAAGTATCAGCAAGACTGTCAATACTCTTTTCGGCTTGTGTGGAAGGCGTTTGGATTTCAAGTTGCAAACTTTCCACAGTAATATCACTCATAATTTTTTCCTCCTTTCAGAAGATTTTCAATAAAAACGGCGCATGACTGCGTAAAGGTTTTCCCTTTAATCGCAATCATGCGCCATTTATGGTAAGCAGGTTTTAACTGCGTTCCCACTTCAAACCGTTCCCAGCCTTTTCGAGTTCTTCAACGAACTCATCGATAACAAGGCTGTACATTTCAGCTAATGCGTTCACCAGCTCGTCCTTGTTATCGAACTGCTCATAGATTTCGTCAATCTCTTTTCTCCGTGTAAATCGGTGGTTAGCAATAAACGCACCAGCAAACATATCCGGGAGCATAGATAAAGGCTTTTTCAGCACTTCTTCGATAACGAAGCCTCTGCGTTCCATTTCTTTGATAGAACTTTTTGTGTACTCAAGTACATATTTCTTATCCTTGTAAACAAAACTGATTCTGCGTGTCATAATGTGAATCCTCCTTAAAATTTATGTGTATGTGAGCCGCAAGCCGGGGACAGCTTCCGGCAAGCGGTTGTTTTAGCGTGCAATTATGTTAATTTCTTAGCCGCTTCAACGATTTCGACATATTCAGCATAATCGGACAGCTTCAACAGGGCTACGACCTCCGGGTGAGCTTCCATGACTGACTTCGTATGTTCGGCAATAGCTGTTTTTGTGGCGGAATCGGAAACATCACGGTAATACCAGTCGATTTTTGCCTTTTCTGCCGCAGAGAGTTTATTTTTCTCTACAGAGCAGTCCTGTAATTGAGGTACATAATCCAGCACTTCAATGAAACTCTGATATGCCGGAGCATACACTTTGTCCTTATCCTCGTTGTTCACGGTAAAGAAATCATGGTAGCGAATGTCAACCTTGCTCTTAGGCTTGCACATTTCCGCACACGCACCGAGCAGATATGCTTCTGCTTCGTCAATCATTTTGTGCATGGAAGCACAATCCAACTGAACCGGGGTGTGGAGAACAATTCCGTTTTCTCGACTGATAGTCTGCAACACTCTCATTGCATGGTAGTTCTCAAAGAACACTGGTAACAGGTCATGCAGTTCTACAGCGTCCAAATCGTCACGCATTTTCAGCGTTTCGAGCAGATTAAGCATAGACTGAGTAGGCGCAGTACGCATCATTTTCGTTACCTGTTCATGTCTGCTACAAGTAAAATCCTTAATCATAGAGCGGTGAGCGGCAACTACAACAGCAGTCATTTTGTCGAACTCCATCTCAAGTCGCTGTTTCTGCTTTGCAATCACATCGGGGTGATAGGTCTTGCTGAGAACGGTAATTCTCTGCTGATAATCGTTTCGCTCATTATTGAAGAACTGACTATCGCTGTTCATAACCTTCCAAATATGAGCGTAACTATTACCAGTTCTCTTATGAGTGCCTTTTTCCCATTCAGAGCGTCCACTCTGCATTCCTCGTGCAATTTCATCAAACTCTCTGTAATTGTTGAAATTTGCCATTTTCTTTTCCTCCTTCATCGTGTGTGGATTTATTTGTGTGATTTTTCGCTACTATGCCATTCCATAATTAGACCAGCGTCAATAGCGAACTTTTTCTCAAGGTTGTGTAACCACTCACGCTTTGCAAAATGACTTTTGGTCTCGGACGGATAACACGCTGTCCCATCAGAGCTGTAGTAAAACTCCTCACCGAAGACAAATTTTATAAATTCTCTGTCTTCATCGGGAAGGGTATCAATCCAGTATTTGGTGAAACTATACCATTCATTAGGTAAGAATCCGAACCAGTCACGAACGACAGCTCTTAACCATGTTTCAACCAAATCAGTCCAATAGTATTTGAATTTTATCTGTGGCATTTCTTATTCCTCCTCTGTGATAACATCTAAATAACGTCTGCGGATTTCTTCGGCACTGTAATCGTTATCCAGTGGCATATTCTGAACAACCGGGGCAATCTCAACCCTGTCAGCGTGTTCGTAATGGTTCTTGAGCTGGAAGATTACCTGTACGGCGTTGGCATTGTTATACAAACTTGCGTTCGTCAGTACATCTGCCATCAAATCTTTTGCCATGTTGATGAAATCTGTCGTAGGGTGTTCCGGATGGGACAGTAACCAACGATGAAGATTTTGTCGAGAACACCCTAAAGCACTGGACAAGCCCATCACGGACGGAAAACAGGAGGAAAGGGAACACGCTTCGAGATACATGAACGTGCGCTCCTGTACCTGTGGTGTGTCGGACAAATTAACTCTTGGCGCATTGATAGCGTCTCTGAGTGCATTGGATTTACTCTTGATAGTTAAGCTAATCTGTTCGCCTTTGTGTTCGTCTGACAATTCCTTGTACATTTTGCCTTTGTAACCGTTTTTATGCTTATCCGCTTCCAGCACCTCCGCCATTGAACTTGCAGTAACGGAATTACTCATTATTTTCACCGACCTTTCCTAAGAGTGAGCCAATCTTGTTAAACTGTATTTCCTCAAGATGTGCCTTGAATTTATCAAATGTGGTGTCTTTCAAGGCTAATTGGCTGAGAATATCCGAACAAGTATCGTTGAACATTTCCAGCCATTGTGCAGTTGGGGTGTCTGATTGCTTGCTTCGCCAATGGCGCAAAGCCCTATCAGAATATCCCAAGGAACGTGCGAGACCCAAAGAGGACGGAAAAGTGAGAGTTTCTTTACAAGCCATTAAATAAATGACCGTTCGTTCCTGTACCATTTCTAAATCCTCAAGGGCAACACGCTCTTTTGTCGCAAAATCCACAACATCGGTAAGCGTTCCATCAAGAAGCTCTCTCAAATGGGCTTCAAAGCAATCGCCGGACTGTTGCCCACCGATATTGTGAGATTTGGCTTTGTTCATATCTGCAAGCATTTCATGAACATCTTGTGCTTTGTTATGACCTTTTCGGTTTCCCATTATCAGCTATCCTCCTTTTCTTCGTCTAAGGCATCCGTTTTCAGCCAAAGGAATCGAGGACGCTTGGTTTCGCCAATCCTTTTTGTTTTGGTATTCTGCGATTTATCCGTTTCGATGAGCTTGTCGATAGCCAACTGTTGGAACAGTGCCGATTTACTCAACGGAAAATTTCTGTCCTGTGCGCTATAGAATTTTTTAACCTCTGTGTAGATACCTTCGGGGTAGAAATAGTAGAAATCTTTATCCCGGTAGCCGACAACATTAGCACTGGATAAATTGTTCATGCTGTCAAAATCTACAATGTTGATTGTTCTTCGGTCTCGCATTTCACGAACAGCGTCAAGGAACAGCTTCACAGGCTTTTCTTCAACTATGCGGCGATTCTGTTTATCAGCAAGCTCCACAAAGACTTTCCAAGCTGTAGCCCTCAGACTCTCAGCTTGTACTTCATCAATAATGCCGCCAGTCAACAACCATTCGCACATGAAGTAAATACCAATCTGCAAATGAGCTACACATTCCGCCAGTCTGCCATGACCTCCATTTTGGGCTTTGTCTCGATACTTCAAAAACAGTGGCTTTACCTGTTCGGAGATAGAATCCCAATTCTGAATGACAAACTGAATGTAGTCACTCATGCACTGATTAAGATGGTCTGCGTTCTGTTGAACCATTGTGAGTACAGATAGGTCTATATCTCCCGGCTTCAACTCCACGGATATAGAACGAGCGATTGCGCTTTCTCCCACGTTAGAGAAAGACTCCTCCGCAGTGATAATGAGATTGCACTTCGGGCGATAGGTAGCCTTGAGTGTTCCGTCTGCGTTCATTCTCGCTCGCCCGGAGCGGTCTCCGATTTGTCGTGCAACCGCCTGTTCCATTGCTTCCATCTGTGCTTTGATTTTCGGTGTAGTGCTTGGGATTCTATCGTCCAACAGAACGAGAGTGGAGTCCGCCAGCGCAAACTTTTTCTCAACGGCATTTATAGTATCTCGGAAGCTCGCAGTAGGGGCAGTGCCATTATTGAAAGTTCCAAAGAAATTCAGAAACAGTTTTGCCATTGTGGTTTTTCTTGCGCCTGTCTTACCTGTGAAATACAGAATGAAACAAGGTTCAATTCCGCAATTGCGCAACAGAGCGTTGAGGGGTGTCAGAAACGACAGCCCCAGCCCAGCATACACCAGCGAAGCAGGAGCAACAGAAGGTAGCAAGCTCAGAAGTGTCTCATACCGCTCGGAGTCCTTCTTCTCAGTGAAAACATAATTCTCCATCTGCCCGGACAGCACTACATTGTATTTGTCGGTCAAACCGTCTTTCGTTACGCTGTGTCCGCCGTTGAGGAAAACTCTCTCGCTCTCGATAGTGGTATATCCTGTGTGCTGATACAGCATTGCAAGCGGCGCATTTTCACACTGAATCTGCATTGCTTCACTGTATCGGGACTTTGCCCCACGTCCCAAGAAGATACGGCAAGCCGCACCAAATTTGATGTTAGGTGTCTGACTCAGCACGTCCTTCAAGGAAATAGCGGTGTCCGCCCCTTTGCGAAAATCACGCAAGGCAGTGAATACAAGCTCCTCCGTAGTTTCAATGCCGTTGTCGATTATTCGCTGTTCTTTTAATAATGGCGTGTGGTTCGCAATGGCGGTAGTCTCCGTGTAAGTGTTGCCGTTCTTATCCTCTTTACCTTCAATGTAATAAAGAGTACCGTCCGGGCTATATTCGTAGTTATCGCCAATTCTCACACGCTTCTCATTCTTCTCCATTCACTCTTTGACCCCCTTACTGCTTACTCACTGCAACACTGCAATCGGTCAAGCGTTCCAGCTCTGCTTCCAGTCGGGGCATATTGATTAGAATTTTCTTGCCGCACTTAATATAGGGGATTTTTCCGGCTTTAATGTTCTGACGTAAGAAATACTCCGACAAACCTGTAATCTTCACAGCTTCTTTAATTGGCAGAAGGATAGGGCGGCTTGTATCAATCACATTATTTTTCATTTGTACATACCTCCCCACATAGCTTCTTCCTCATGCGATAGACTTTACTGTACTGCCTTATGTGTTCCCGATTCTTTTCACGCCATTTGGCTTTATATGCTCGCTGTTTAGCCCTCTTTTCCTCGGCGATTTTTTCTCGGATTTCCTGTTCAAAAGCGGCTTTTTCCTGTTCGTTCATCATACATAACCTCCTTTGTGCAACAAAAAAAGCACATTAACTGACTAATACCCATTTGGGTTCAATCAGTTAATGTGCTATATGCTCCACAACAGTATAACAATCAACTCAACTTTAACGGCTATAAATCACACGGTATCGACTTTTGCAAGTCGTAGGGAGTGGGTTTAACAAAACCCATTTATACTGCGTGTCACCGCTAAAGAACGTCCTATACGCTTTTACAGTATTCACTTTTGACAACATCAGTATAGCAAATTGTTTGCCGACTGTCAAGAGAAAATTCTTCTGTTTTTCAATATGTAGTTTCCAAGAAGAATAAGAATAACTATATGTAGTGGTCTGCGAGGATTCGGAAGATATACGACTGAAAAGACTTTATAGGGAAGATAGGGAACTATTTTCTACAGCGATTATTTATATAGAGTAAGTCAATGTCACGTCTTGTACTCGTTTAGATGATTGAAAATATTCCCTAAGTTCCCTAGAAACAGCCAAGACACGTTTTCATATATAATCCCTCGCACTTGAACATTTCATTAAACTTTTCCGTCAATAATCATTTGAATTTTTGTTCCAAGCTCAAGCCACTTGGTGTGAATCTTATTAGAGATTATCCCATCGTTCTCAATAGGATACTGAAACCCCTCGCCGCTTTTCAAGAAGATTTGAAGAAAAAACCCTTCTCCTGTTTGATATTGAGTGGTGTGAGATTGCGACCCGGCTGACATTGCGCCAACGACAGCACCTATGCCACCAGCAACAGCTCCACCAACGATTGCCCTTGATACCGCTCCTTTCTGCTGGGTGTCAGTTCGAGAACGAGTCACAAGGTTTTCAACAATTCGATAGGATTGAACATCGTCATAAGAAATTAGCTTATCTCCGAAAAGAACAACTCGATTATCGTCACTGAACAAAACCTTTTCGTTTGGCGCACGGTCATTTATGCTCTTGAATATCTGACAGGTCTCAAATAATTTAGCTACCCGGAGAGCTTCTTGAGCCAGTTCGATTTTATACAAATCCGGCTTTCTTTTCCCGGATAACTTGTCGAGAGTCTTCTGAGCTTTATCAATATTCTTAGAATTACTATAGTTATCGTATTTACCCATTGCATTTCCTCCAAACCTTAACTTAACCACGAGGAGTGAGAGTAGATAAGTTTACACAACAGTCACCCATTATGATTTATTCGTTAGCTTGCTTTACAATTATATCACAAGAAAAGCCCCGGCGGTACTGCTTTGGCACTGCTGGTACTGAGCTGGTACTAATTCCGTGTACCACTTTTCAGAGTGAAATGCTTTTTGTAATTTAGCGAAAAACGGTAGTATCGTAGTGTATTGTATTGAAATTATAAAGATTTATTAAATGGTACTAATGGTACTACGATTGCACTATAACGAGTGAATATTGAAAGCCTTTTATATTTTTTGGCTACTCGAAGCACTCACTCGGCATTATAGTGGTGGTGTCTATCCCCCTCCGGGGGGGGGCATCTCTTAGAATATATCTATAGCCAACCACAGCTAAACCAACCACAAAATTTAATCAAGTGAAATTGTGAAAGCACCACAAAAGAGAGAAAGAGGAATACCCAGCAACCGCCAGCATAGAAAGCGCAACAGAAAAACAGCCAGCGGTGAAGATGTATCCATGACAAGCATCCACCACCGTTATATAAAATCGGCTTGCGCTTCCTGTGTTGGTGTGTGCTGAGAAATCAACAGAAAATCAACTCACTATAGAAAAAAACAACACAAGCCACTACAACACATTACAAGACGATACACAAAGGGGATTTTTGACCGACTGAGCAAAAACCCCTGTAAATCAACGGTTTTCCCGATATGATACACAACGAAAGCGCAAACTACACGACATTACAAAAAATATCGTTGATAATTTGAAAAAATAAACTGTGATTTTTGAAAAAG